TTATTCGGCTGCCTTCTCTATCTTCTCCCTAAACAATCTCAACTGGTCTACAGTCGGGTAAAACGTAGGGTTCTCCCAGTTCCTCGAAATCACTGCTATCATCGAATCAAGGTATTTTCCGCAATCGAGAATCTTTGCGCATTTATCTAGCTGGAATTCCCCGGACGGGTATCTCTTATTGTTGAGCGTTTCTTTAGCCCAGGTTAATAGCTCGTTGATCGAGTCGTGGTTGTATTTATTTTCTTCTGCCATATAATATTAGTTTTCGGCAAAGGTATAAAAATCCCGGCATATCTAATACACCGGGAGTGTCATATTCAATAAGGGCTCGAATGCTTTCTATCGATTGTTGTAATCGAAATGAACGCTCTATTAAGATGTCCATTTTGCTCTACACTCTTTACTTGAACTTTAAAAAGTTTATACTTAGAATCATGAAAAACTTTACTATGGACAGTTTTAACATATCCTATGTCTATGCCATCTTTAAAGAGTTGAACTGCATATTTATCATATAAATTTTTCTTATCCAACCTCCATTCTAGTATATCTCCTTCCTTTAATGTTCCACTAGGCAATTGTCTTCTCGTCAGTCCGCAAACTTCACTAGTAAATTTCAAATCACGAACAGGATAATATTCTGCTAAAAATTCAAAATTATCTGTTGATAACAATCCTTGAGTTTGAGCCAATACATAGTATTTGTTATCTTTCAATTTAGGGTTAATTTCCCAATAATTATAATATTTCTGTATATCGGAACGTTCCGTATTAGTTAAGCGTTGAGCAAATACTTCTAAAACATTATTTTTATATACAACTTCTGGATTTGGAAAATCCGGATACATATTAAAACCTTTTTCTAAAGCTTCTTTTACTCCATCAGATATATACTCAAACCTAACTCCTTCAGTCTGATTCCGAGTTATTTTACCTATCTTTATTCGACTATCATTCCTGCCACGTCTCCAAATAAGATAGATGTGTTTTATATATCTCTTCATAATATAATGTTTTTTAGTCTCAAAATGCGTTCTTTTATCAATTTAAAAATCAGCTCCTTACGATAAGAAGACAAACCATATTCTTCTCTCAAATCATCTGGAAGCTCTTTATCTATATAAAAAATTATATCACGTATTTTGTTTTCATCATACAAAGATATAACATTATTTATTATGCCATCTACTATTTCTTGAAATTCGACTCTTATATTTTTTATAAGTTCAAAATGATTTAATTTATTTCCATCGTTACCCCATCTTATTTCAGATTTTCCCCGATTGATAAAACTGTCGAACATTATTTCATCGTTCAACATCTGCTTTACAGCGTCTTCACTTTTTTCTCTGGCTAAACAACAACCACTGTCATATATAGGAGAATACCTGCCCTCCATTTTGAGGATTTTCATCTTTACATGGCCGTTTGGATTATTAAATCCTTCATTTTTTGTAAGGAAATCTTTTATTTGTTTAAAACGATCTTTTAATTTAGAAAAGACATGATTTGCTTCTTCATTGGTCAATTCGGTTTCTTTATATGGTGTAATAAACCCCCAATTTTCTTGATGTCTGTCACTATTCCCAATAATACTATCAAAAATGATAGTTTTTATGATATCTTCTATGTGTTCACCAAAGTTAAAACTTTCGATAGCAGATTTTATAAAATGAAAGGTATAAGCTGAATATGATTCTTTATTTTCAGGCTCATATGTATTATCATAGCCAGTCAATATACTTACTCCTTCTGTCAAACATTCTTCTTCGGTATTCATAGATTTAGAAATACATCCTATTTCGCTTCCATGTTTTGCTATATTATATTCTAACACATCAAACCCTAAAGAACGACCTATTTCTGAAGATATAATTTCAGACCAAAACTCTGGTTTATAATCTTTCCCCTCTTTTAACATGGAGGTTTTAAAGAAATACACGCTATCATCTTCGGGATTACTAACTACACATTTATTGCGTGTACCTTTAGTATTAAAAAAAGGTTTTTCGTTCCATTCTGTTATATCATAAAAATTAGCCATATTCTTATTTTTTGCAAAAATACAAATAAGATCTATTATTTACAAAAGAAGCAGCAAGAATCCCCGACTACATAGCCAGGGACAAACACAAAGATATAACCCTTGCAATAATCATTAACGATTACCGGCCTTCTACTTTACCGGATAAACTTAGTGCTTAGTATTAATTAATGTATCATTTTATCCTCCTTTCCTTTAAAACCTTTTTCCGTAGGAAATTGTTATATAAGTGAAACTTAAACTTTTCATACCGGAAACGGTCTGTGAAGATAGTGCCGGTATTACCACATAAATAAGTTACAACTAATTCCAGCTCCTACGTACCAACCACCCGGATAACTATACCCTGCCTGTAAACCTAATCCCCATCGTTTCTTCTTCGAAGTAACAGTATGATAAATATCATTCGTCACTGTCTGAAATACAGCTCTTGGAAATATCTGCAAACTATCCAGTCTCGGACGATAGCCGGACACCCATGCACGGTAAAGGCTGTCTTCATAGTAAGCCTGTTCACGCTCGACTACCGTATCACCTATGTGCATGGTGTCTTTTAGTTGAATGAAGAGCAAGGGAGCCATAGGCGGAGATATGGTTAAGGAGCAAACCTTGATAACCGTCTTTATCTTCGTCTCGGTCTTGATTTCTGGCGGGAGAGGCTCGTGCGGATTACACTGCATCCACACGATCACGCCAAGCAACAGGCAGACTAGTATCCAAGGGAGGGACTTCATAGAATACTATCGCTTGAAGACCACTCCGAACTTGCCAGCAAAGTATTCAATTCTTCGCCTTCGTATACCGGATAAGGATAAGACACAATCGGTGTCTCTCCGTCCTCTGAAAGAGTCATAATCATTTTACTTGCAAATATTTCAGCATAATGTTCGGCTTTCATCAAAGCCTTTTTACCATTCAAGCTTATACGAGGCACTAAATTTCTTTTATCCAGCTCCTCTTGTGGAACTTCCTCCAAATCGGAATATGGAAAAACGATGTACTGTAACGTTGACATAAGTTATTTTATAAATGTTATTTTGTTAATAATTTCGTTCAAATTCGCTGTGGGGAATGTAATGTATTTCATAATTGCTATTAAAACGTTTTATTTGCGATTAGGAAGGAAGCAATTTTTTTAGCTATTTCCTTGAATCCTTTTTTAGGGTGTGTACCATCACTATCATTAAAGTATTGGCTGAAATTATACTTATTCCACCCCAACGTATTATACATATCACAGCATGGGATATGGTTAAGTCTTACTTCATTTTCAATAGCTTCACTAAAATCTTTAAGTGTCCCATTTTTCAATGAGTCAGAGGTGTTAGGCTCATTGCTTCCTGATTGTGGAAGATATGGTTGTTCAGTGCTACCCATCCTATCACTCCAATACCTATCATCCCATTCGGAAATAGAGTAAGACGAATATCGAACAATAGGGGTGAACCAATAGATTTTCACATGAGGGTATGTCGATGATAACAATCTTATAATTTCATTGACAGCTCCTAAAGTCTTACCAATATCCGTACTTCCACTCTCACCTAAAGTCGCAGAATATGAAGGCCAGTCATTTGTTCCTGCAAAAACTGTAACTGCATCAACAGAATCCCAATCTACGGACTTCAACAACTCAATTATAGCTGTTTTATCACTATTTTTAAGCTCCTTCAAATAGGTCGCAGCATTTTCTTGCATAGTGAAATCCTGGGAGCAAGCGGCTTTCACCATGTTTATAACATCCAGTGCGGCATATCCCTGCAATTCGCTAGTAGGAGTTTCTACAGGGTGGGTCCTCTGGCGAATCTGTGTGCCCCCAATACCTACATTAAACACTTTTGCACCATAAAATTTCTCGATATAATCACTATAACTACGACCTTTATCATCTTTAAGCTCTGTAATACTATCTCCAAATGCTACAATTTTAGAACCTTTCAAATCTATGTTATTTAGTATATATTCCATAGAATCAGGAGTCGTGTAAGTAAATGAATAATCTACAGGTTCGATTACCTCATCATCAATACTCGTAGAATAGATATATAAATAAGGATATCCGGGCTGAATATTAATTTCTATTTCAGTATCAAATGATTGATTTTTGAGGTAAACCTTAAGTGTTCCGGATTGGCTATCCTTGTAATATATATTAAAAACAGGAACTGTAGGAGAAGCACATTGAACTTTCAAAAAAATAGGTAATTTCATGTTGGGAAAAGGGACATAAATAGCTATTCTTTTCATAGTAGATTGAAGCACTTCTTTGCGAATAATACCATCTAACGCTATTCTTATATTTTCGTTGTTTCGGTCGATAGCTTGTGCATATTCAATCCAAGCCTTTTCGGTAGTTCCGATTTCCTGTATCTTTTCTAAATTTTCCATATCATTCGTTTTTAATTAATGTTTCATTTGAAATTAAAGTCTCGTTATTCAGCATTGTCAAGTAGCTGGAGATAACAAGGTTTATCTTTTGAGGGGATTTGACTATCTTTCCCGTAATCTCGTAAACGCCATTGTCACCGGATATGGATATATCACTGATAGCATTGCACGATACCTCCATTAGCTTATCAGAGGTATTTGGCAACGTTACAGTGATGGTAACCATGCTATCTACAGAGATATATTCTCCGGGATTAACAGAATAGGTTATGGAAGAATAAGGTAGATTACTCTTCACTATCGGTCTAAACTCCACCATATCCGGATACAGCGTACCCAGCTTATGCTTCTTCAACTGGCGCTCTATCAAGAACTCGGACATACTATATGGGAAGGACATGAGAGAGTAGATAGCTCCGTTGAAGAAACGAGAATCACCATCCCTAATTGTTCCTAACCACATATCAGGGACATCTTCTGCTGCACCTGCTGCTATAGATTGCCCGCAATAAGAGTATTTAGATAAATAAGATATACTTCTAGTAGAAATAAATTTTAGACCAGAAGTAGCTTGACCAAAACTATAAACACTATTTCCGGCAGTTTCCACAAATGCCCCCGGATTATTCTTTGACAATATAGCTCCAATATTAGCAAATATTTCTCTATCGGTTACTACCGTATAATCCTTGTAAACAGGCATCCCTGTCACCTTACCGAAGTCATTTACTCCGTCAAGGCAGAGAGCACCTGCGTGGGAAGGGATTTGTGTGATGGTTATATTGCATGGTTCATTTACAATTCCCGGAATACCTCCAAATCTTAATGTTAAATCCGTAGCTCCATCAGGTAAAATATATGAATATACACCATCTTGTTTTATATCATTATATATAATTCCCGTAGAAGTAGTGTACTTTATCTCCAAATGCAGCCCTATTGATTGCATCAATTCTGATACACCATTAACATTAATGGAGTAAGTACCATTAACAGTTGGATAATTTACAATAGTTGAATACGTATTGGCAATAGTTGCCGTGACTTTCCAATTAGGATAATTATACTTCCCAATACCACTATCCCCATCCCAAGCTAGATTGTTCAACTGAATATCCCTACCATTACCGGAAAAGTCAATCAGCTTATCGCCAAACTCTGCGTGGTTCTCGTTGGTGATTCCTTGTTTCTTGACATCACATAGTATATCAGGTTTAAGAGTTCTATCCAAGTTGAAGTAGGCGATTACTTGATGAATCCAGTCTACAGGGACGTTTTCTTTATTAAAAACAAAAGTACCATAATATGCATAACTGCTGTCTTCAAGCCCGATGGTTAACTTCGAATCAAAGGTAGTATATTGAACAGCTTGTAGCTTCTCTTTGTCTCCAAGCTCCACGATCTTTTCACCACTACTGCTAGTCCCTGCCATAAAGGTTTGACCGGAATAATCGCTTACTTGGATTCCGCCATCTCCTATGATATTATACTTTCCTGTGCCTGATATGTGGGTTATTAAACTCACCACCGTAATCTCATTACTTCCTCCCAGCATCTCCTGTACGGTTTTGGTGGAAGTAATCATATCATTCACTCCGTCGGTGACGAATGCACCCTCGAAAGAGGGGATTTGCTCGATAGTTATATTACAATCTCCTTTATAACCAAATATCGCAAATCTAAAATTAGTAGCAAAAACTCCTTCATGCGCAGAAGAAGAAGGTAAATCATAAGTACCATCAGAATAATATGTTTTTCTTACATATTGGTCTGAATCATCTAAATAAGTAAAGGTTAGTCTAGCACCAACTTCATCCAATCCTCGTACTCGTATTTTTACAGAATCAATAGCTGGTAGACTTTTCCCCCAACTATAAACTACATTTCCATCAGATTCTTGTTTAATCTTACTGATTTTAATAAATTTATAATCAGTTGTAAGCACTGATTGGTCTGTCCTATCTAAAGAATTAAAGTCAACTTCATACTTCCCAAACCCGCTATTAAGCTTGAAAGCTGCGTTACTAATCACAAACGGATTGTCAGGGTCCACCAAGTTCTTGACAACAGCCCTGTCCGGATCGTCGTTGCTCTTACCGTAGCAGATGCACACAGCTTTCAAGGATGCTAAGACTTCCGGGTCGATGTAAGGACGGTCGGAAGCAGCTCCCGGAACTCCCAACTTAATCGCATTGATGCGGATAGGATCAAGCCCTATCCGGTCAAGCCTAATCGGATTTAATCCTATCGCTCCCATTATTCTTCAGATTCAAAGTATTGAGCCTTGACAGGCTGCGTTTCACATTCAACCTTGATGTATTGTCCGGGTATAAGACCGACAACGGGACGGGCGAAATTCAGAGTAGTGAAATTTCTAGTCTCTACAACAGAGTATTTTTCTCCATCATAGCTTATATAAACAGCCAGCTTCCCGGATTCTTTAAACTCTAGCTGGAGCCCAATGGTTTCTGAATTTACCTGAATGGCATCGCTTAGATAACGCTTTTCTGCGATCTGGCTAAATGTGATATCTGTTGATTTCATGATTGTTCCTCCTATTTTTTTGCTGTTATTACTGTATTTCGTAAGAAATTCGGGTACTCTTCCCGCACATCAAAACAAGGACACGCCTTGATATATTCAGCCGGTTCTACCTCACCTGAATCGTCTAGGTCGGGTGAAGTATCACGATGTCCGAGAAGCTCGATGATAGGATACTCTTTGCAAAGCTTGTCAATCAGTTGCCGCAAACTAGCCTTTTGAGCCGGAGTGCGAGTGTCTGCGGGCTTTCCATTTGCATCCAGTCCGCCAACATAACAAATGCCGATCGAGTGCTTGTTATACGATTTACCGGAAAATCCCTTTGTGTTACAATGTGCTCCATCAACGGTGAGCGGTCTGCCCTCTTCGATCATTCCGTCCAGGTCGATTACATAATTATAACCGATCTGATTGAATCCCCTTGCCCGGTGCATCCGGTCAATGTCCTTTGCTCGCAAGTCTTGCCCGGCACGTGTTGCCGAGCAGTGAATGATGATTGAGTCTATATCTTCTCTCTTCATATTATTTCCTCCTATAATATCAATGTTAATACTCCCAACGCCAGCCCCACACAATCACAGATGATGTCTTTAATTGAAAACTCTGTTTTCTTGCAGTACTTGTCGTACACTTCCTTTAGGATGAAGATCACGACGGTTATAATGATTGCTAACCACAGTGGCGTATATTTCGATAGCCATATTACCAGGTTCTGGCAGACTATAATGTGAGCCATGCCGTCTATGCCGATCTTGGATAGAAGCTTGCTGGCTAAGGCGCTGATTTTATTTATCATACTACTAGTTTTAAATCTTTCAAAGTTTCATTAATCCTATGAATGCCTGCATCGTAATACTCTTTATCAATTTCAAAACCAATAAACTTTCGATTGGTATTGATACAAGCCACAGCAGTAGAACAACTTCCAGAGAACGGATCTAATACGACATCACCTAGTTGCGTGACTAATGCTAATAGCCGTTCAATCAACCTAACCGGCTTCTGGGTAGGGTGTATTGCGGAGTAATGATCTCGTGCACATTTTATAATCGACTTTTCATTTAATCCAAATTCCATTGATTGCATAACATTGCAACATCTATCACCAGTTTTACGTTTATCCGAGTTTATTCCAAATTTTGTAAACGTTTCGCAGTCTGTTCTATCTACCCTAATAATTGTTTTCTCATTCATGCCTTGTTCAAACATACGCATGACAGATACACATCTATCTTCCTTAGTAATATCAGATGATATTGATATGTTGTTTGCTTCCCAGCTATCAGAAGTATCCCGACAGTTGTTCTCTAAAAATTTTTTAACAGATTCCATTGATTTAGATTGAGTAAATACCGAACGCAACCTCTTGATGTCCTGTATTACACTTGCTATGTCGTACTGTTTCATCTCAAGATACGGAACTTTGCATTTATTAATAGTAGCTTTAGGCATTGAATTAATAGATATGGTTTCATGTACCCTAGATAATCGCATTAATGGTGAAGTGCAATAACCTTTATCCCAGATAATTTCCTCTTTAAATTTAAGTCCTAAATCTGATAGAATGGTATTCCAGCGATAAAATGACGTACCGCGACCGAACAGAACGATAAATCCCGTAGGCTTTAACACCCGTTTAAATTCTGTGAATAAAGCGTGCTCATCAAACGGACGATCTAATTTCTGCCCCTTCAAATAGAGATAGGGTGGGTCGGTTAAAATGCAGTCTATACTTGCATCAGGAATGCGTTTTATACCCTCAAGACAATCCTCGTTATATATTTTATTTATTTGATTCATGTATTTCCTCTTTTTCGATTATATCCTTCACATCTTCCTTATCAACCTTAAACACCTTCTTACCAAACACACCCAAAGCCCCGATAAGATTGATGTTAATCCCCTTTGGCTTCAGTATATTCCCAACTATCGAGCATCCCTCTATGAAGCATACCAATAAGCAGGAATACACATCTATAGGATATTCATTGTGGCTTGCTACGCTAATCATGCAGACCATGCAGACGAAAGCAAAGTAAGTGACCATCTTTCCCATAGTGGCACGGATCGCACGTGAGAATCTTACCTTTTCACCCATTAGTATACTTTTCCTTACTCCGAATAGGAGATCACAGAGGATTACAGCACATGAGACAATCAGCCACGGAATCATATTTTGCAATGATTCGGCAACAAATGCAGTGGCTATTGCGGCAAATCCTCCGGTTGTGGTATGTACTATTGCTTCTTTCATAAGATACAAGTTAGATAAACGGTTAACAACGAAACTACCTCTATCCAGAACATAGGCTTTCTCTTTATGAAGTCAGAGATGAAATTGCCGGTCCAGTGCTCACTCATGGAGATAACCATGTAAGCGATGAATCCAGCCCATAGTAAAAGCCAATACCAAGAATTGCAACCTACCCATATCTGGGAGAAGATCAAAGACATGGCAGCGCCGATACAGTGAGGAACTTTTTGTTCTGTTCGAAAATTAGGAGATACCCCCAATACAATCATCCCGACAACCGAAAGGAATACAAGAAACTGGCTGTTTTCCGTACTTGCTTCAAATGCTGCCGGAAGAAGCAATGCACCGGAGCCGATCATGCACAAACCGAACCAAAACTTATGCGTCAGGGCATAGTAGGTGTCACTGATAGAGTAAGGAATTTCCTCCATCTTTTTAATCATTGCAAAGACGTAGCCGGCAATGAGGATGAACGACATTAATACTAGTAGAATCATAGCTTTATCTGTTTATAGTTTATAATACAAAATTGAGTTTCTCCGGATAACCGGTTTTATAATTATAGTAATTAACCTCTTCTTTGCTAAGCAAATTTTTCACGGCTGCAATATGAGCCTGTGTAGTATTGTAGCAATCAAGAGCGTATAATTCTAATTGGTCAAGCATATTTAAAGCGTCATTTACGGGAATTACATACTTCTCCGCATTGTACCACAAAGTAGTATATACCCGGCCCGCTTCTTTTTCTATGTTTATTGAGTTGACTAATCCTACACGGGTGTCTTTATCCAGCCATATTTGTTTTCCGTCCAGCGTCAAGGAGTTTACAGCATCCGACTTGTCGTAAGCGTTGATCTCTGCGATCTTTATCTCTTTCAATTCATCAATGGTGTACTCATGCTCAACCAATACCGGGTAACCGCTTTCGTTCTCCTTGATTTCTTTTCCGGATGATTGACCGTCAAGCAATTCCTGCCAGTACTCCACCGATATTTCTACTGCTCCTTCTTGTGGTTTATCATAGAAACCATTTTTCCAATATATTTTTCCCATAATATTACCTCCTTATTTCCATCTACCAATTGCAAACCATGTAAAATTCCAGCTAGTCCAAACAATAGCCGGAGTTGAATTTATTCCACGGGTGAGAACTCTACAATATGATGTATATTTACCATTAAGGTCATACCCCGGAGCATATATAAAAGATTCACCTGTATTATTTACTGCTCCAGTGAAATAAATGTTATAATCAGTATTATAGAAACTGGTAGGAAAATACAGATTAATTGCCCCCCCGGTTGCTCCGACTCTTGTCCCCCACTGTATCAAAAGCCCATTATTGAACTTGGCATAACCGTTTGCTCCCAAAGAAACCGTCATAGCGTTGGAGAGGTCTGCTTTAGCCAAGTTGGGTATCATTGCCAATAGTTCTTCAATCCTAGCTCCCGAATATTGACTGTTATAATCACTCATAGAACTTACTCTTTATAACGTTAAACGTACTGCCGTCAGACAGTATAAACCGTCCTTCGGTCACTGCAAATGCCTGTCTTTTCCCTTCTTGAGATACCGTAGTAGAAACGGAAACTGGATTATTGCCCTTAGTAGTCGAGAACACGACAGTTTGTTGCCTGTCCAATCCTTCATTGGCAACATCGCTCATTACGCTTGCGGCTCCATTAGGGCCGGGCGTAATGACAATGTTTCCTTCTCCTTCCTTCCAAGGTACAAGTATATCCATTATGCGGCAGTCCAAGAAGTGTTAGACGTAACAGCAACGGAAACAGCTGAACCGTTTTGAGGAATTGTAATTTCTGTTGGGGAAACGGATAGTTTTGCGTCTCCTGCTGCCTGTTTGATTGCAATCTGTACAGCCTGACCACCGTTTGCGGTTACTTTTAATGTTCTTACAACTTCTTCAATAGTTTCATTTGCTGGGAATTCAAGTTCTATGGAGAATGGGAACTCTGCTGTAGCACCTGGGTCACCTGTGATGCTAGCCGCATTATCTGTCTGTGTCCCATTCGCACTATATTTCGCTGGAATGGGAACATCTGATACGCTACCCGCCCATGCAAAGGTCAGCTTTTGAGAATTAGTCTTACCTTCAACTGTGACAGTCCCGGCAGCTTTGGGCGCAGACATTTCCGCTCCGTTATCAAAAGATGCAAACTCGGATTTAGGAGTTTGAGTTACTTTATAAGTTGCAGGAGTAGATACTCCGACACCCGTTATTGTCACCGTACCGGTTCTAGCTGTACGACCTGTATGAGCACTTGCACTGTTTGCAATTGTCCCATTTCCGCTTCCAGTTGAAGGGTTTAAATTTAACCAACTAGGCTTTGCCATAATTCAAATCATTAAGTAATTAAACAATAAAATTTTATTCTTTTGTTGCTGTGGTCCATACCACATTTGACAATACATCTACGTTATCTTCAAAGTTATTGGAGGGCATCAACCAGATGTAATCAGGCTCTACTCTCAAATAAGCATCTTTGCCAACGTCACAGACAATCCCTACCGACACTTTAATTGAACGGCTGGGATTTACAGAGACATTTATCCCAGACAAAGGAGATGTGCCCACCTTTATTCCTTTCGAGGCTTCTATGTTAACCCGTATGCATCCCATATTATACAATTCTTATTCCGGTTGCCGACTTGTCTACCTCCGGTCTTATTCCTCCTTCATAATCAGTGTCAGGAAGATAAGCCGTGGTTTCTATCCAAATTTCTCCCCTCCCTATGATGTTGGTATCAAGGAAACAAGTATAGCTGTTCTTATCATTACGTACCATTTCCGACTTCTTGATCGTCTGGGAATTGAGAGTTACAGAGAACTTGCATTCGAAATCTATGTCATCCATTGTCAAGCCCGAAGGTAGTTCAATAGATACTGCTAATTTTATGATCGTTCCTTTTGCTACCATTGTTTTCAACTTATTTATTCTTCTTGTGATAGAGCATTGCTGACAGCTATTCGATCAATGACACGAGTAAATAACTGCGTATACTTTTTTAGAGATTTAGCTTGTTCAGGGGATATATCAACTTCTCCTTTCCGGTATATATCTTGAGCAAGATTAAATTCTCCAAGATCACCTGTATTTTGATAAATCGCATTTCCGAATGCTTTAGATACATCGACGGTACTCTTGTTCCCTTCGAGATCGGTTAATTCTATTTTTCGAAAGTCTATTTTCATAATTATTATTGATATCTATAGCTAACTATATAATAATGTGAGGAGCAATATCTAAGCAAAAGGGTATTTCCTCTTCCCAAAGAAATTGCTCCATTTGAATCCAACTCTGGGCTAAGGACTTCTCCTGCATTGTTTAACAGTCTACCATCAGATGAACCTTTTAAGGTAATCCGATGAGCTGTGGTTGGGTTCCATGTAATGACAATACTTAAGAGAAAAGAGACATCATTATTTATTCCTAAATTTCTTTTTCCTGGTAAAACCATTCCTAAGTTAACAACAGACTGACCATTAAACACAAAATTATGAGTCCTTTTTATAAAAGTGGTAAGCACATCTGTATAGGCTTGCCCTATATATCCATCTTCGAATATTGCACGTTGTCCTATGCCGTATATGTTACCATCGTATTGGATTGCTGTTTGCTGTGACCAGCCTAAATCGTCTACAGCCGGACGGAATTTTGCATAAACGGCAGTACCGGAATCTACTTCCGAGCTTGTAAAATCAAATCTTCCTAAGCATGACATTCCCGAAGAAAGTGGAAACACATTAGTTCCAATCCCAGCCCATGATTTTTCATCTGAAAATTTAATGAAATCTTTGTATAGGGATAATCCTTCATAAGCATTGTTATGATTGGGATCATCAACACCGATATGTGTATCAGATATTTTAAACCCGGCAATTGTTCCCTCTACGGCTGCTAGTTTCTTTACGGTCAAATTATCAACATCAATAAACTCCGTCTTTATCTTGCCGGCTTCTATGAAAGTCTTTCCGCCTACGTTTATTCCACCGGTTTCTGGAAGAGATATTTTACCGTCAGATGTTAGCTCGACACCTGTAACATTATGCTTAATAGAGCCTTCGGTCATTATCCAGCCCTTTGTTTTCTCAAGGTTCCCCACGAATATCCCAGAAGAGCCTAATACATCAATCGTCGCATTTTGCGCAAGAAGGACGTTTGTTGCCACGTTCTCGAACTCGCTGAACTCTTCCCACTTCGTTGAGTCAAAAGAGGAAGTAGATGTATGAGTGATTTTACATAACTTGTTCTGGCCGTTATAGATTACTGTGTCTATGAAGGTCTCATTGCGGTAATACTCGGTATTAGCTTTCCATACCCCACGAGGGCGGAGCATTGCACCGGGTAACCCTGTTTTTCCTTGGCTTCCAGTGATGCAAGCCGGATCGCTTTCCCATGTCGAACCATTCGTATAAGTTACCTTTGTTTTAGTCCATAGGTACTTACCATCCTCCCATGCTGGAGACGTGGTAGACCATGCTCCGCCTTCCAATGATGAAGAAGAGGTTGACAGGTAAAACAAAACATCAACGGCACTTATCCCTACGCCATCGTTTCCGCTTGGTCCCTTTCCACCTGTTACACATACCGGATCTGTCTCTGTATATGTATTGTTAGTGTAGGTGATAACTACACGTGTCCAGATGTATTTGCCATCCTGCCATGCCGGAACAGAAGTCTGCCACGATCCACCGGTAGGCGTGCTGTATGATGTAGACAGGTAATATTGTTCGGCAACACTCTTGACTCCGATCCCAGTTTCACCCGTGGAACCGGTAGAGCAAATTGGGCTGGTTGTTGTTGATGTACTGTCTGTATATGTTATTACTGATCTAGTCCAAATATACTTCCCATTTTCCCATGCCGGAGGCGTTGTGCTCCAAGAACCACCAACCAAAGAATTAGAAGAAGTAGACAGATAATACTCTTCGACAATGCTTGATATTCCCCTACCATCATCCCCGGTATTACCTTTACCTCCGGTGATACAAGCGGGATTGGTTTCAATAGATGAACCGTCTGTATATACCACTTTGGTTTTGCTCCAAATGTATTTCCCATCTACCCAAGTTGGTGAGTTCGTAGACCATGAACCACCGGAAAGGGAGGTTGAAGAACTGGATAGGTAATAAAGGACATCAACGCTCTGTACGCCTTTACCGTCTTTTCCATCTTCGCCTTTTCCCCCTGTAATACAAACAGGATTACTTTCTACAAAGGTGTCGTCTGTATATGTAGTTTTTGTCTTACTCCACATATACTTGCCATTAACCCAAGTGGGAGCAATAGTACTCCATTCTCCACCGATTAACTCGCTAGAAGAGGAGGAAAGATAATAAAAGACATCAACCGATTTAACACCAAGCCCATTCTCACCAGCTCCACCGGTTACGCTAATTGGATCAGTAGTAGTCGTTGAATCGTCAGTATAAGTAATAACCGAACGTGTCCAGATATATTTGCCTTTCTCCCAAGTTGGGGGTGTCGTATTCCAACTCCCTCCTGTTAATGACGTTTGAGAAGTGGATAAATAATATTGCTCTACGATACTTTTTACTCCTTTTCCTGAAGCTCCATCTTCCCCTTTAGAAATAACCTTCAACCAATCAGTAGAAGAATCTGACGGCTCCTGCGTAGTCGTGGATTCAATGCAAATCCACGTGCTTCCATTGTGGGTTACTTCGTCATAATACCAATACGTCCCCGCTTTCCATTCACCTTTGAAAGCCGGAACCGGTACTTCCGTCACACCATCATTTGAAATCTGCTTGATCGTACCGGTCATGTAGATTCTGTTAAGATATGCACTATGTCCGGTCATATCCATTCCAAACAGTTTCAGGTTAGACAGGTCTCCCAACTGCATGGCAATCATATCCTTTGTGATCTCCCAGTTGTTTACACCTTTAAGGAAACGGATATAATTCTGCGTGGAATAGCTGGACTTCTGGCGTTCTGCATTGGTGAAGTTGCCGTAGCAAACAAAGTGCATAGCCTTTTGAGGATGGTAAGTATATCCGCTACGGAGAACATATTTAAAAGAACCATTATCCAGCTTTTCGGTGATCCGGAAATAGGTTGTCTGAAAGCCTGTGTCATTGTTAAAGTTAGCCTTGCAAATATCATCCACTTCAACAGCTGCAACCTCGCCCGGTTCAAGCTTCAGGTAAACGATGCTGTTCTCTTCGTCCACTGATTCGATTATACCGCCTCCGGGTGCGTTCCATTCCTCACCCGTGATAACTGATACCCGGTTATATCGCAATTCCGGCACTTCAAGGAAATCACGTAGGCGCAACGATTTTGCATCTATATCACCGGATGGGGTTATCAGCCAGCCAAGTAACTTTTCAGCATAATCAACAGAAGATATATTGCCGGAGAAAGCGGCATTATTGGCTGTAAGCTTATCAAGTACCTTTACGATATTGCTGCTCAATTCTGTTGCAGTTATCGTGTCCGTTACAACACCTTTGGTAACGTTAATACCGTTCAGGAATGAAATAAGCCCTAGGGCTGTGTCATCTTTCGTCTTACTTATAGCATAAGCTATAATCTCCTGAAGCACTCTTTTTGCAGAGAATACGTTTCTGTCAGACGGGATTGTCTTGTCATTAACCCCAATAACATACACACTGATTCCACCACCTCCAACAGCAGAGCCGAAATAGGTTTGTCCCTTGTAAGTGAGGGAATCAAGCTTGCTCTCTATCTCACCGATACGGGAATATGAAGCCGTCTCACCGACTGTATAAATCGGGTGATCGTAAGGAATATCCAGCGGCCACTCGAAACCGATTATTCTTGATTGTCTGCCTTCCGGGAAAAATGCCTTATTTATCAGGTTGACTTTAGCCCCGACTTCGTATGTACGAATATTACCCTTATTGTAGATGAAATCAGCATCCATCTCACAATCGTAGGTGGACGGGTCAATCATGGATTTCTTTACGTACTCCTTTGCCTTTTTGAGTAAATCCTGCTCTGCGTCCGGCAACATCTGCTCGGAGATGTATGCGGTATCAAAGCCGTAAAGGATATATGTGTCTGCGGGGACTTCTTCACCGTCCTCCATGTGTGCGGTTTGCGGATAAAGAACATCATCCGGAAGAAAGCGACCGTAATCCTCATTGCGGACAATTTCGAAGGTTGTTCCGGTGTTATCGCTTTCTACAATATTGATAGCAAAGTCCATCCCGGCAAGCTTGCCAGTTTGGAATATCATGTGAAGTTCCTCACCATCCAGCCTAAAATCTTCTGTAAAGTTCTTCAGTCCCGTATCTTTGAAATTATAGATCCGATATTCCTTATCGTTATCGTCTACCTTGTCATCGTGGCTGACACTGGATATTGTGCCCTTGTATTGGGGATATTCATCCTCAAATATAACGATCTCTTCGATTGCTTCCTCTTCTGGCATTTCCACGTTATCCGGATCATTATAGCGTTCATCTCCGATATTGATACGTTCACCGGTCGGGCTGTATTTATAAGCATCTACATAAGAAATACCCTCCGGGAGCATAAGACGTTTCTGAACAACTCCGTTAAGGGTCATTTCCTTGTCATCCTTACTGAAGTAGTTATCGGGGACTTTACCGCTTATGATGTTGTTAATGGTGTACCGATTACCTAAAGAGGCGGTTACACCTTCCGGTAACTGGATAATGTTTGCTGCGTCACCGGTTAAAAGGTCGGGATTGTAAACAGCAGCAAAAGTCTGTCCGGCATTTGCACCGGAAAGGAATGTTACGGAAGTCGTTGCAGAAGAACCGCCATACACGTTAATATCGTATGTTACATACGCCTGAAAAGTCGATAACAGCTCGGAAGAAGCTGGAGCTGGTACGTGAACGTATACCCTTACTTTTAAATCAGAACTGTTTTTGTCGATAACCAACGTGTCGGGAACCTGTATTTTAGACACAATCTCATATTGTTGATTTTGGGCTAATGAAACGGTCTGATTACCAATAATCACCTCTTTTGATTCCCCGGAAACATTATAGATATATGACGCCTTCAATATATAATCTCCTGCCGGTAGAAAAGCACGGTTCCCTATTTGCGGAACGGCTGTTGATATATTGATTGAAATTCCTCCCGAAACAACTTTATAAGAACCACCCTTGGCTGATGAAGCTAAAGTCTTATCAAGCGTCCATTCTGTATAAGAGGGAGTAAAAGAACCGCTGCCTTCGTTGCTACTAGCGGTATAGTCTTCCTTATATGTAACTCGTGACGGAAAGTAGCTTATTTTGAGCGGTCTTGACGTATCGGATATATTACGTCCATTAACCTCTTTTACGTCGAATATCAATTCTTTCCGGTAACTGGAAGGAATGTTACGGGTAGAACCAAAAGCGTAGATACGGGTCGCATAAGTGGTCTGGCTGTCGCTGCGTGTCATGCTGTTGACATTCACGTTTTCTGTGTCTGTCAAATCACCGGCTTTGAAATCAACGGGTGAGCTGTATTCACAACGTCCGAAATGAATAACGTGCTCTGTTATCCACCATTCACACTCCCAAGTCTCCGCCATCTGTGTGAGAGCGTCGATCAGATTCACGTTATCGTAGGAAATGAGCTTGGAAGTGTTTTCTACTGTGCTGTCAATCTCGTATGTAAACTCTTCCTCTCTGAACTTATATCCGAGTGCATTCAGGTTATCTAGAAAAACATTTAAATGCGTGTCAAGGGTAGCGGTGAGATTCCATGCGGCTTCGCGTCCGGTGGTTTCCGGTGTATAGAAAAACTTCTTGTTCTTCCATTTCCAGTAATAAGCATCAAGGCGGAGTTCGTAGTCGTATGCACCTGTCGTTGTATTGTAGGTAGGCTTATAAAGGTCTACAAGCTCAAATATTCCCAACTCATTGTCTACGTAGTCGCCTAGTTTGAAATACACCGGATTGGAAAGGCTAAATAGCAAAGTGATATAATCTTCCTGCATCAAAAGGAAGTGTCTTTTCGAACCCTCATTGATAGTAGTCGAAAAGCGAATGTTGCCGGATATGTCTTTGATGTCTACTAATTCTGCCATATCACAAAGTTCGCAGATAGAAACGTCAAAACATAAAATCCGGCAATCCTATGAACCACAATTTGCCTATTGTGGTAATTTTACTCTCTATTACCCGGATTTGGCTCGTTAAGCTTTACCGAAATCTTTGAAAACGTCCTTGCCGTATTGAAACCGAAAGGCTGTGAACGGGTGTAATATAGATGATAAACCTCCTCTCCTAAGGCGGGAACCTTGACAGTAAATTCCCCTTTTGTAATCTCATTCAGAAATGCCTTATACTTGGTGATGTAGTCAGACGGAGAACTTCCTTGTAGGGTAAAGGTTAGTGTTATATCCCGTTCGTCAATCTTCCGATTGGCTATAATTATTTTCTTCCCGTCCTGTAAACGGGATTTATTCTCTATAACTTCTTTCATTGGAAGCGGAGCGTAGATAGCTTCAATGAACCCATCTCCCATTCTCACGCCCCACGTTGCGAAAGCGTCTTTATTGTTAATTAATAAGTCGGCCATATATTATAATTTTGATGTATTTCGTTTAACTTCAGCAATATCCGTCTCAATATTCTTCAATGACTTGTTCATGCTTGTTGTATCATCATGAATACCAGTCAACTCCTCATAAGACAGCCTTAACAAATCCCGTGTCTCACTAGCAATGTCCTTTATCCCTGTGGTATTGGCAATAATAGGCAGCATATCCGCTCTCAATTCAAGAATAGACATTGTTTGTAGCTGATTCTGATTCTTGATTTCCTCTCCGGCAATTTGCAAAGCGGTGAAACGTCCGTTAAGCTCGTCGATTGAATCCTGTGACGCAGTGGCAAAGCCTTTCTTTGAGGCTTCTTGGGATGAAGATGAAGACCATCCAAAAACTTCCTCCAGTCGATCACGTTCCGCCAACATCGCATCTGTTATACTTTGTTGCATAGAACGCAACCTGTCTACTTCTGATTCACTGAATAATCCATCTTCTCCAGCTTTAGACCAACTATCATAAAGTTCCTGTATTTTAGTATCGTAGTTCTTGGATATAACAGACTGAAGTATGGATTTTCTTAAATACTCTTCAAAACTATCGGCAAAATCTTTATTGGTGCTATCAAGATCAGATAACAGGCTTACGTAACTATCTCGGAAACTATCAAAGGATATTCCTGTAATCTGCTCCTTTACTGATTCTATGATTTCCGCCTCCGTCTCTCCGTATTGAATAATATCATCCAAATAACCTCTAAAATCCGTGTCCATTTGTGACCACAGACCGGAATAATTTGTCTTTATCCACTCCAGTTGATCGGCTGACATATAAAGCAGGTTCCACATATTGCTGAATTCGACACCTCCAAGAGCACTAGATATTTCTCCAGCTACATCTTTCCAGTTCTGACCTTCATATTTATAGGAGCCTTGCCACATTCTATACGCCATAGAGTGACTGCCTGCACTTGCTCCAGCGTCTAAGCGTTCACTAGCAAGCTCCCTAGTTATATCTCTTTCGGCTTTCAATAGGTCTAAAGCTTCCTTGCCCGCTTTGGTTGCTTCCGCTCCGTATGATTCATTTATATAAGCTTTTTTCTTATCTAAGAGTTGATCCCAAACATCAAGTAATACGTCATACTTGGCTACCATTTCGTTGTAATCAGAATAGTTTGCACCTCCGAGCCCCAAATCAATTCCTAACATCTTGAACGGAACCTCAATAGTTCCACCAATGGCACTAATAACATTGTTCACAATATTTTTGCCAAATTCGACTCCTCCATCTTTCCCAAATTCATCAAGAAGAGAGAGGACAGCTGCAATAATTCCTCCTATTTTGCTACCGGATTCACTTAACGCATCTACCAATCCTCCAACAGCACTACCAAAGCTACTTAAGTTAAATTCCGCACTTCCCAGTTGCTGCATAGCATCAGCAACAGCCGTTATATTACTAATTGCCTTATCCCTGGATTTTTCAACATTGGTCTGTGCATTGACTTGTGTATTTTGAGCTTTATTTACTTTCTTTTGTGCTTCTTCTTTTTCGGCATCCGTTCCTTTCTTATTAGCTTCAACCAGTTCCTCTTCTGCTTTTTTCAGTTGTTCTGTAGCATCCGCTAACTCTTTCATAGAATCAGCCATACCTCCAAAGAAACCACCTTTATCGACAAGGGTATCATTGATGGAATTTATTGCGGTTTCAATAACTTGTATTTGTTCCGGAGTAGCATTTTTGAATTCAGAAGACTTCTTAAACTCCTGCAACTGCTTCTTTATTTTGGTTAGTTGATCTTTAGTAACTTTGCTCAAATCACCGAAAATCATTTCCCAATTTATTTCCTCTTTAAGCTTACTCAAATCCAAGTTAGCTAAAGCTTCCTCAAACTCCTTTTGTAAGGATGCTGCTTCTCCGGCATTGGCGGCTTTATTAATAGCATCTGCATATTTCCGAGTGATGGCCTCTTTTTTCTGTTGGAATGTACCATATTTTATGATATATTCATTCCACGCCTCTTCTTGGTTACGTATTTGGTCGTTAATTTGGCGTTTACTCACATATCCAATAGTAGCATCAATAGAAGAGGTATCTACTTTAACAGAAGAAGGATCGAATGTTTTCTTTTTATAGTTCTTATTTTTCTTTACATTCAATTCTTCCCTTGCATCAAAAAGTTTCCTTTGATACTCAATCTCTGTCCGAATGTAATCTTCTCTCTGGCGTTTTAAGTCTTGTATTTCCTTTTTGTTATCCAAAGCTCTTTGTGCCCGTATTTTTGCTTCCCCTTCCTCCATCGTATTAATACGAGCTTGGAAAGCCTGATTTTCCAAATCTTCTTCTCTTCGCTTTCTTTCAAGAGCCTGTTTATCCAAAAGATTGGCTATCTTCTTTTGTTGGTCTAAAATAGAATTGTAATCTTCATCTGGATCTTCATACTTTCCACCTAGACCAGCAACTGTTACCAACTTCTCAAGAGATTGAGACGATTTTTGATAAGAATCTTGTAGATTTTCTTGTATTGCTATTTCTCTATCAGTTTCTTTTATTCGGTCTTTTATTCCCTCAATTTCTTTAGCTAATCCGGCATAACTTTCTGGTCTGGCTCTCATTTGAGAAAGCTGTTGAACCGTTGCTTCTTTTGCAACTAATTCTTGCTCTAATCTCTGTTTTGTGATATATGCAATATTTTTAGATACTCCAGCTTGAAATGATTTATACCAATTCTTTGCGATTTGATCGGCCGCTGCTGTCGCTTTAGCATTTGCTATAATTTGCCTTGTTTGCTCTTTAATAGACTTTGCGACCTCACCATTTTTTATAGATTCATCTGATAAGTTTTTAAGATGAGAAGGGAACGATCTTTTCAGCTCTTTTACTGCATTATTCCTTTCTTTTGTAGATTTAGTTACATCTGTTGCAATCTTATACAGACTGTTAAGTTTAGTAATTTCTTTTGAACTTTGTTCTATTCCTGTAGATGTTACATTATATAAATATCGTTGAGCTGTATATAAATTCTTGATAGCTTTTTCGGCTTTCCCTAAACCACTAATCCATTTTACAAGCTTATCTCCGTACAACGTTAAAAGAGTGATCCCTACAGTTAAAGCCGTCTGCCAACTAACTATGGAAGAAACAACCTGTTTCCAAACAGGTGTAGCAGCTTGTCCACTCTTTCTCAAAGCTTCAAACTGAATCCTAGCCCTCTTTATTTCATCGGCAAGAATTGGCAAGTTATTAGAGATAGCCAAAAAGAAAGTTCTCCACCCAGAAGCCAAAGAAGGGAGCTCACGACCTATTTGTTGAATAGACATGCTTAGTCCATTCCAGCCGCTTGCATAATTACCGACATTCCTTTGATGATTCCCAATCGTTGCATCTAGCTCTTTTATTTTTGCATCTGCCTGTTGAATAGAAACTAATAGTTCTTTCCCGAATGGAGATGTTCGCTCACTTTCTGTCAATGCTCTATAAGCAGCTCTCATCCTACCTAAAGATTGAGAAAGAGCATCCATAGAAGTGGCGACAGCATTGTCTAACTTAGCGTTAGCACTCAAACTCTGTCTTACTTCAGCAAGTGCTGTTTTATGAGTAAGCAAAGAGTTATTTAATTGTTCCAGTCTCCTTTGTTGAGCAGATGAAAGGCTAGAAGATTCCCCCTGTGATTTAGTGATCTTTTTTATTTCTGCGTTAAGTAGCCGGATCGCATTTTGCTCTTCTATTAACCTCTTTATATTTTGTCCTCTCGTACCAAGAACATCACCGATTTCAGCTTTTAGTTCTTCATACGCTTTAGCCTGCGCCTGAATAGAAGCTGTTTCCGAAGCATTATCGGAAGAAAATGATGAAGTACTAGAAGAAGATACATTATTTACTTTTTCCGCCTGCGACATTTTTTCCTGTGCCCGAATAATTTTATTCGAAGCATCAATAATTTTATTTGCAGACGTTGTTATCCTAGCCTCCGTCTCTCCCACCTTAGCGGCTAAGGCATCATATTGAGTTGTGAGACTCTTTAATTGTGCCTCCAAACCTTGTGCTATATCAATATCTACTTTTACATTGATACTTTTCAATGACTTCTTTACATTCTCGATTTCTTGCTTCAATTTTTGGAGCTTCTGAATGTCACTGTCTACATTTGCAAATATCCCTGCCATATTTATTTATATATTTTCTTTTGGACTTGCCTTATTGCGTATTTTCTTGCTGCCGTCAACACATCATATCCCTTTGATTCTACAAAAGAGGCATAAGGCATTCCGTCAGCTAAATATAATCCGTCTTGTGGCTTTTCCGAGTATATCAACATATTTTCTGTATTTCTCACAGCTTCGGGATGCCCTCCATCATCTCCTACTTCAATAGCTACTATACGCCCATCTCTTACCACACAGAAACCAGGAGCATTACGTAGATTAAATGTATGATTTTGATATTCTCCGTTTTTCTGGGCGTAACGTATGGCGTCTTTCCCTATTTCTACTAACTTAGAAAAGAAAGCGTCCTCTATTTGTTTTTGAAGTTCGCTCAATCCGCTATCATCCCCTATGAATTCCATACCTACTTATTTTGACGCCTTCGTGATGCCATATCTTTACCCTTCACTTTCTTTATTTTATCTCCAAATACTTGATGTATTTTATCACGTTGCATTAAAACCAGATTTCTATATGGTATTTCATATACAACTTCTTTATAAGACAAATGCAAATTTTCCATGAACGACGCAATTTGTCCTAATAGCGTTTCATTACCGGCTATTTCGGTGTCGCTGCCAGCAGGCTTACGTTCTTCGCTAAGCCGACAGCTTTCTGAAAAACCGATACATCAATCATTGAGATTGCTTCTTCCACACCATTTACGCACTCTTCATAAGTACCTTTAGAAAGTTCCTCAAAAAGACTATCATCACCGTTAATAAACCATGAAAGAGCGTGAGCATAGTATTTTAAATCTGCTAGAGAAATCAGAATCTCTCTTAATGTTTCTCCCTCTCGCACATCACATAAGTATGATATAGCATTTGACAAACTGTGTATAGTTGGAGGATATATTGTATATCCTTTCTTATTCACAATAATTGTCCTAAAATCATTTCCAATAATTGATTGTGATATAACTTTTGCTCCTTTGTTCATAACTATCTTATTAAAAAGGGGCAAGAACGACAAATCCTCACCCCTCACCACTTTACAATATAGATAATGTCTCTGACGGTTGCGTCCCATCTTCTCCTGAAGAGCCATAGTTTGCAGTACTCCCAGCGTTCACCCGCCTTGATCTAGCTGAATAACTATTTGAATTCGTAGCTGTTTCAGAAGAAGCAAGTGCTACATTTTCAGATCTTCATACCCCTTCTTTTACTTCACTCGCATCAAACCAGTATTCCGGCATAACAGCCTCATTTAAAGGTTCTAACATCGTAGCTACAACTGCAATACCAACCGCACCATCAGTATTGGCTTCACGAGCTACTACATTTGCATAAGGAAGAACGCAATACTGATCGTCTTGCGTTAATGCAATCAAACATTTTTTCACCTCCACAATACCACGGGCACGCTTCCAACCTTTATCGGTATTAATAATTTCACCGCCCATAAGTTCTTTTTTTGTTGCATAATCATAGCGACCAATCGTGAAGTTAAAGGTCACATCTCCCATTGCTTTAGCTCCCATACGGTAAGTTGAACCTGTCAGCTGATTTTTGTAAGGTTCTTGCGTAGGATCTCCTTCTTCAATGGTCCACGTGTCTTGATGCACATTTTTAATCTCGGTAGCAGATCCGTTCGTTTTTACTAGGGCATATAACGCTGTACCTGTCAAATCAGCTGATACTGCATCTTCATCGGCATACCATAATCTTTTTATATCAACCGCTGATATTTGTATACTTTCCGCCATATCTTTTATATTTTTATATTTAAAACTTTAAACTTTAAAACCACATTTACATAACTACATGCAAGCTTTAAATCTTCTTCTATCCCTATCCGGTCTATTTCCCAATGATATTGAGTACTATCAAACACTCCACTTTCTCCTATTAAAAACTGTTTTGCAGTTCTTTCCAACTCGTTTAATCGTACCGTATTAGTCTTACCACTGGTCAAATATGGAACGCAGATGTTGATATGAGGATAACATATCTCCCAATAAGTTTCCGGCTCCAAAGCGTCTCTTACAACAATCACTATTAATTCGTTTTTTACACCTTTCTTAATGGTATTCCAACTGTCGTAAACGTCTTTTATCAAGAAGTCTTTTAGCTTATCACACAAAATCTTATATATGTCAGTCGTTACAATCATACCCAAATATCACATCTACCCTTAAACTCCTCCGAATAGCATTCGGCATTCTTCTTCACATCTCCCTCTCCTACAGTATTTCCTTCAGCATCCAGACACCTGATATGAGATCCTAAAACAATCTTTTTACCCTCATAAACCACATGGTAATTATATACCCAGCGCTCACCATTGACAGAAACTTCCTTTTGTTGGGAGTTGTCATGGCAGAAGCAATCTGTTACATCTTGCCAAGACTCTCCACCGGTTCCCGGTATTGGTCGGTTATACTCGTCGTTCTCTTCTGGAGTAATAACCTGTATTTGTAATTTATGTGGGGCAGTTTCTAGCATATCACCAAAATGTTACTTTAGGTTTATCTGTATTCAGTTCGTCCTTCAGTCCATACTTATTGCATAAAAAAGAATAATAGGACTTTATACCAGAAATATCCCAAGAAAGAGACTTTGAATGACCGTTTTCTGATACCGATTTAGAAGTAGCTCTAAGCAATAAGGAGGGAATAAATCTTGCTATCGCAACAGAGATAGACTGCATATTATTTTCAGTCATTTCCCCGTCAGGGTCAACCCCGGAAGAAAGATTAATCTCTACCAAGTCAGCCTCCGACAATAATATGCCGAAGGACTGAAACTTTTGCTTTATGTAGTCACTAATTATCATACTTACGCATTCATCGTATCCAGGTCAAAAATTACAATCTTGTTTGGAGATGTAAATTCCGGAATCCATTCGGCTCCATATTCCATGAAGCGGCCTTCATCCGTACGTATGTTGGAAATATACATACCACCTTCTGAACGGGTGTAAGTCTTTCCCGGAACCGGATCGGTTATTTCATACGGAGTATGCCAGCGCATCTTTCCCTGTTTAGGAGTGGTAAACAAAGAAATACGGTTGTCTTTAAATACCTGTTTGAAAGTGCCGTCTGACAATTCCACCAAATCTTCGTTGATTACGATAGGCGGCAAGCCCAATCCTCTAAAGATAGTGGTCGCCATCTCACTGGACATAAGCCCGGCAGACAGTCGGACTTCTTTAGAATCAAAGCTTTGTTTGTAAAAATCCCCAAAGTCCTTTGATCCAATAATGCTGTTGATAAAAGTCCTTCGGGACATTTCCATAGAAACGAACATGCCGAACTTGGTACGTAATTCAACGGTTTTCTCCATAAGATAACGAACAAAGTTCAGTTTGTCTGCAACTTGCGGAGTGATACGATGAACCGGCAACTCCATTTCAAGCAATTCGATTCCTTGCGGATTGTCATCTACTTTTACGGATGCTTTACCATCAGAACGAAGGTCACCGTCCACAATATCCATACGTTTGTGTGGAGCAAGCAATACCTGACGCATATCATCTACAATATAGTTGATAATATCGTCCAGTGCGGCCCGTTGATCTGGTGTCTTCGCCTGATTAAACTTATTGATTAGTTCTTGAAGCATATCGAGTCTATCGTTGTCCATCTGGTATCTATCCCCCATATAGGCAACTTCGCCATATCCGGAACCCAAAGATTTACGCTCTCTTAACGGCTTGTTAGAGTTACGGTCAATTACAGAACCGGCAACAACACCCGTTACTGTCCCCAAATATGTTTTGAACACACGGGATTTCGTTTCCTCAAAATCAAGGTGCTTTTTCCAAAAGATTTGATCCAGTCTTAGAGCCTGCACACGGTCGATAACCGCTTTCACCACTCCCGGATCATTCAGTAATGTTTGAATAGTCAAATACATAGTTCCTCCTTTCTTTAATAAGTGAACATGAATCTGTCACCCAAAGTCTCCTTATCCTTATCGGAGATAGGAACAATGAGTCTTGTCGGTCTGATCTCGTACGCTTGGCCTATAGCGGTAACAGTTGCACCCGCTTCTACTTTAGTCCATGCATAATTCAAAGCCGTAGCTGTCGCTTTTGCCGTTTTACCGGCTGCGGCAGTAGCTTCAAACAATACCGCATCCTTTTCTGCGGCAAGCGTTGGTGAAGCGGCCAGAGTAACGGTATCATATTCCGCATTACTTTTGTCGATAGCTTCAATTGTACCGCCATTTGTACCATTACCAATATGCATACCGACGTACGCAAGAGAATTTTTCTTGATCTTCAACGAAGTAGAACCGGCAGTGATCTTCTCGGCTACTTCAACATTCAAAACAGCTTTTGCCGTTCGTTTCACAAAATCAAGAACCAAAGGGGTAAGAGGCGGGATCTGCGCAACCCCTGTCAAATTCGAAATATCCAGATTGAAGCCACCGGAATATATATAAACCGTTTCAAAACGGCACATTTCCGGCATTTGCTTCTCAATCGGACTTAAATCATACTTAAAACCTGCTGGCATAATTAATCCTGTTTAGAGTTTTTAATTTCTTCAGTTCCCTTGTTTATCAGGGTGGCAATGTCGTTTGAATTGTTCTGCTCATTGCTTCCCGATTCGGGAGTTCTCACATCTTGAAATCCTGCGTTGGCAAACGTCTGCTTTGCATCCTTGAAATAGTTATCCAAGTTTGCATCTTCGGGAATGCTCAACATAGGAACAAGGCTTTCGGGAATACCATACTCCTTCGCTTTTCCCATGATTTGCTCTTGGCGAGTGGCCTGCGCCTTCTCCGTTTCAAGTTGAGTGAGCTTGTCAGAAAGAGGTTTAAAGGCTGCACTCACTGCGTTCGCAATGATGGTCGCTATATCATCTTTCTTTTCTTCCGGCTTCGGATTTGGGTTAGGATTGGGATTCTCGATTTTATTTTTCAATTCGTCCAATTGTTTTTGTAGACCCGATTTTTCGTTTCTAACAGTATCAATGTCTCCTTGAAAAGCCTTCAGAAGTCCTTCGACCCCACTAATAGCAGTTTCTATTTGACTTTCTTCAGTTACGGTTTTAGACAAGTAGTCAGCCACCCCGTCAAACGCTTTATCACCAAACCCAAAGGTTTTATACTTCGTTTTTAGTGCTACTAAGATTTTTTCTTTCATACTGTATGAATTAGTTTTTATTTTCAACAGCATAAAGTTACACTCAAAGAAGAAAGCTATAAAATAATTACATGAGGGATAAACCACAATTGCCCAATTGTGGGAAATTAGTTGTTTTAAGGCATAAATAAATGCTCTTCTTTGTGATATTAGCCGTTCTAATAGACAGAGAATACAAGGTAATGAAGTTAGTGCTATTGGTGAGAGAGAAGGTGATGCTGAAACTGTTAATAATTAACATTGTGAGGTTAGTGATGGTTAAATAACCATTGAAAATGCTCAATTTAGTGATCGTTTGTTGGGTGTTTGATGTTGTTGTTGTATATTTGCACGTCGATATGTACTAAACACATAATTATATAGCAATAACACTTACTAGAAATATAGATTGTCTTACAATTAATTATTTCTATGAAAGGAGATAAACATGAAGCCATTATTGTACACGCAACACACACTGATGATAGAAAATCCTTCTAAATCACTTCTCATGCTTACGAATCAGCTAAGGGATAAGAAGATATCCCATTTAGAAAGAGAAGTTTTTTTTATTTCCCCCAATAAATAAACAATGTTTGGTGTATAGTATATGATTTAAAATCACCAATTAATATAACACAATTGCAAAATGCCTATTGTAAAAGCAAAGTCTGAAGAAAACATTATTGCTGCTAATTTGTTAGTAGATAATGGAAAGCTTGCATCATCAATTCATTGTTTATATTACTCTTGTTTCCAATTGTCTAAATACGTGTTAGCTCATTATGAAGGGCTTAGTTACGATATTCAAGATAGGGAAACTAAATCTGTAGATTCTCATTTTTATATTTCTAGTCATATAAGTGAGAAGTTATCCAAAAAGAATAGATTTTATGGAATTGACTATAATACTTATTATGGCATATTAAAAATGTTAAGAAAGAGAGCAGATTATTCTAACGAGGAAATAACAGACAGAGATGTTGTTAGAGCCAAAGATAGCGCTGAAAAATTGAACAAATTACTCACTGAAAAATATGGAATATTATGAATGCTAAAGATTTTATTACTGAAAGTTTGGTTAGAATCGCTAATGAAATATCTCAAATTAACATAAGATATGCTTATGATGAGATTACTAATTTCCATATTATAGAAATTTCTCCAGAAGAAATAAGAAGAGGGGATGAAAAATATATGGAGATGGAGTATGAGTTGTGGAATAATTTTCGTACAATGTTTCCTCATGAGGATATTTTAATTTGTGAAATTAGCGACACAAATAATATGGATAATATATTATTTGAAAAAATAGCCCCAATATCCATTTCAGGG